CGTGCGATGGCGGGCGGGGCGGTGAGGGCCCGGGGCCTGCAGCATGTCCCCCCCCCCAGCGGGGCGGGGGGGCCACCGCGAGCCACTCACCCGGCACAATCGTGACAGGAACGGTGCCGCGGTTCAGGACAGTCACCTTGACCTCCTCCATGTCCGGCAGCGCCACGGTCAGCAGGGTGCACATGTCCAGCTTCCCGTTGCCATTCTGGAAGGACAGGATTAGCGGTTCGTAGGTGTAGAGCCCGGTGTGGATGACCTGCGCCTCGTAGGGTTTGATGGTAACGGTCTCGGCCGAGGTCAGCAGGGTGCGGTTTGTATCGAGCCGGTCAAACCGAGCGTCAGGGACAAGCTTCTTGAACATGGTTGGATGCTCCTTGGAAGGAAGCCCCGTTGGCGGGGCGATGGTTGGTTCAGTCGTCCAGTTCGCATTCGAAGATGACGGGCAGGACGATGCCCAGGAACTTGTGTGCCCGCAGAATGGCCTCGGCTTGCAGCCGGGCATTCAGGTTGCGGGGGTTGACAGCCACACCGCCGAGGCGGATCTGGGCCACTGCTTGCTTGCGGCCGCGGAAGTCACAGGTGTACAGGACACCGTTGTGATCGATCAGGGCTGACAGGGCGTTGGCGGCGTAGGCGCGGATCAGGTGACGGTTCATGGTGATACTCCTTTCATGTTTGCCGCGTTGCGGCTGTGTCGATGGGGTGAACTATACGCTCACCCCGGGTGACGGTCAAGGCCGTCTGTCGGCCTGATGAGCGGTCAGATCGTCTTCAGCAGGTGCTTGCGTTTCTCACGCACCAGGAAGCGGGACTGACTCCAGCCGCCGCAATCAGAGCAGCGGTACCGTTGGTAACGGCCTGCCACAGTGGTCGTGAAGCCACGTGGCACGACGTTGGCAGAGCCGCAGCGGGGGCAGTGGTGGGCCTCATCTTCCCTGCCTTCAGACTGAGGCACCAGTCCGGCGAACTGCTGGCCACGGGCCCACGGCAGTACGTTGTTCAGCAGCTCGCACATGGCCTCGACGTCCATGTTGTTGTAGAGCCGCATCTCGCGCTCGGCGGCCGGGTTGCGGTTCAGCCACTCGATCCAGAGTTGAAGCCCGGGGAAGCGGCTGTGTGACCGCTTGGAGTTCTTCTGATCCTTGGTCAGCCACGCCAGCTTGTACGAGGCCTGGCCGCCGATCTGGCGGGCCATCAGCATCGTGTCGAGGATCTTGGGCTTCGGCAGGGGCTTCAGGCCACACCGGTAGAAGGCCCCGTTGATCATGGGCCAGTCGAAGCGGGCACCGTTGTGGGCGACCACGTGGGTGGCGTCCTTCAAGATCTCCCAGAGTTGCGTGACCAGCTGCTTGTCGTCCCGCTGGTTGGCCTGTTCGAAGGTGGACAGGTATTTTGCCTTCTTGGCCTTGCCGTATTCCCAATCTGACCACGAGAAGCTGATCAGAGTGCTCTCCTGCTGGATGTGGTCGATGGTCAGGACCTGCTTGCCGGTGCGCCAGACGTAGGCGATACACGGGGCGGTCTCGATGTCGAGGGCGATGACGCGTGGCGCGTCATGGGGTTTCTTGGGTTGTTTCACTTGGTGTTATCCAGAATGGAGGCCGCGAACTGGGCCATCTTCTCGATGCCTCGATCGTTGTGGAAGATGGTATCCCCTTTCACGCGCTTGATTCCAGCCTCAGAGGCATGGGGGGGCACGGCCTGCATATCGGCGGTCGGTTTGCGCTGGACGTGGATGATCACGCCCCCCAGTTCCCGGATCATATCCGCTTCGTTGTCAAAGCGGACGTCGGGCACGCACACGGTGTGGGCTTTGTCGTCCAGCTCATGCTGCCAGACTTTCAGCCACAGGTCAGGGAGAAGTGCCCTGCCCCACTCCGTGCCCAGGGTCTGCATCATGATGCGGGGTGTGATGCGGCCGTCCAGAAAGGGCGCAGGGACGTTCTTGGAAAGGTCTGATACATCCACCCCAATGGAGGCCAGCATGCGCTTCAGCGGCCCAGCAAAGGGCTTCTCTGCGTACTTCTGGCCACGGAACTCAACAAGCCGGCGGAACTCGCCCGCCAGCGTGGATTTACCCGACTGTGCCGGGCCGGCGATACCGATGAGGATCATGGAACTATCACTCCTGTGAATGTTTGATGGTCCGCTCGAATCGCTTGATGATCGAGCGTGCACGAAGCTCCATCAGGCCGAACATGACCAGGATGAAGGCGATGAAGCCGAGGATGAAGAGAAGCGGGTGCATCTTGATGCCTCCAGAAGGCTCCAGAAGGCCCGTGGCGCGTTTCCGGCTTTCGGTAGGGTGATTACCTTACCAAGGGTGAAAAACGGCGCCACGGGCTTTCTGGCAAGTCCCGGCAGCTTTCACTGCAAGGCGTTGAAGTGAATTATGAAGGATCTAGCGCGCCGGGTCAATGACCGTCCGTCGGGTTGCGAGCGGCGTTCTTGACCCAGGTCACGAATGCCTCGATGACCAGGCGTTGCGCCAACGTTACTGATGGGTCCGTGTCGTACTCTGCCCGCACACGGAGGATCTTCTTGACAGGGGTGCCACGGGCGCCGTCTCCGCACTCGATGCCGCGGCACAGGTGCCATCCCTGCGGTACCGGCGCCGTGCCAGATGACATCGCTCTGCCGACGGCGCTGGCGGCCTTGTAGAGCACGCGGTGGCCCTTGTCAGTGGTCAGGGTCCAGTACAGGTCACGGCGCGGGCCATGGGGCTTGTGTGGTCGCTTGGTGCCCGCGGTTGAGGGTACGGGCTTGCGATTGCCGGAGGTGGTCAGTGGAGCACCCCAGCTACCGGGCTTGCCGGTGGCGAATTTCTCGGCTGCCGCGTAGGACGCGCCACGGGCCTCGATGACGCTGCTACGCTCCGCTGCCGGCACGTCGGTTGCATTGAGCCAGCCGTGCACACGGCGGCGGAGAGAGCGGAGCAGCTCCCCGTCACTGCGCTTGGCGTGCGGGTCGGGCCGAGGCTTTGCCCGGGCCGCGATCAGGGAGCGGTTCCCTTTCTCCAGGGCATCCGGCCACAGGTTCAGCAGGGTGACATGCCAGCCCGGCGGCAAGTCGCTGGACGCTGCCACGCGCTTGCTGGCAGGCACCTTGCCGGTATGGAGCACTGCGGCCGGAACGAGCACAGGGGTGGCGAAAAGGACCAAGTCGGAATTGCGTGTCATGATGACCTCCTTTGGGCGAGATTTGACCCGCGCATGGTACCGACACCCAGTGGTTGTGTCAACACGAATTAGTCCTTACCCTCCCCAAAATGCAATTAGTCCTTACCCTCCCCTCTTATAGAAGAATATGTAAAAGTAGGTATTTCCACACCTTTGACCTCACAAGGGAGGGTAAGGACTAATTCGTAGAATGGCTTGTAGAGCCAATCCCGGGATAGAGACTTAGTGTTCACAAATCACTATTCCAACTTTGTGGCTTTATCTCGGAAATTAGTGATTACTTTTGACCCCTTTGGAGGGGGGGGGTGGAGACCCCATGGAACGGGCAAAAAAATGGCCCCCGAAGGGGCTCTAAAAGGCTGTGGATAACCTGTGGATAACTCAGGCTCAGAAGGGTAGCTCACCGGTCGAATCCGCCCACTCTTCGGGGGGCGTGATCGCCACTCTGGCGCCTGTGATCGCATCCCCGGGCCGTGCCTGGCCGGACCAGTCCGGGCTGCCGTCGGGGTTGTATCGGGTCGGTCTCAGCGGGTCCGGATGGCCTGCCGGCCGGTCCTTGAATGCCCCTGCCGTGTGCTCGCCGTCAGAGGCCTGTGTGGCGCCCCGGATCAGCAGCATGGCACCATTTGCACCCAGCTCGCCACCCATGTCAGCCTTCATGGCAGTCAGCAGCCGCCGGCAGTAGGCAGCGGACACGTGGATGCAGATCAGCTCTGCCTCATCAGCTGGCGCGGTCGATTCCTTCTCGATCCGGTACATGAGAGCCCCCGTGGCCGCGTCGTGGTATTGGCACACCCGGCAGGTGCCAAAGTCGGGATCGCCCTCCCGGCCAGTCACGGGGGTATCCGGCGTCCAGTCGGCGGCGCTCATGACCGAACCCCTTGTGCACGGCCACGCATGGCCAGAGAGGCCACGGCAAGGGCCTTGGCAGCCTCCCGGCCCTTCGGGTAGATGGCCTCCACAGCCACCACCAGATTGCCGTTCCTGCCCCGTGTGGCCGCGAATACCCGGCCCTTGGTCGTGAAGACGGACACGTGGCCCACGGCCGCCTCGATCAGCATTTGGCCAGCATCCGAGCGACTCTTGCCACGCAGCCCGTAGGCATTCAGGACGTCCAGCAGGCACTTGGCGGGGGTGTTTTCGTAGATCATGGTGACGCTCCTTGGTGTCAGTCCCAGCGCCAATCGCCAGGCACGTGGTGATGCTACAGGCCTGCCATGCTCGCGTCAAATCGACCCGACGAACGGCAAAGAAAAAGCCCGGCGCGTGGCCGGGCTCTGGTATTCACGCGGTGAATGGAATCACCCGATGGCTTCGGACGCGATGCCGTGGACTTCCTTCAGCAGCTCAAGCATACTGGTGGCCTCTCCCTTGTCGTCGGTCACGGACAGCCTGTGGTAGCCGCTGCCCTGGACGTAGACCAGGTACAGGCCGTCGCGAGACACGGCAAAGACAAGCCTAGAGCCTGTCAGCGTGCCGTAGCTATCCAGGGCCTTGGCCCCGACCGTATGGGCCTCGATGATGGCCAGTTTCTGCTGATAGCCGGTGTCACCGGCGTAGGTGATGATCGTTTGCATGTTCGTTACTCCGCAGGGTTGCCTTGGCCTGAGCCCGGTGTGGTTGGATGATGCTATGACCCGGGCGGGTCTGTCAATACCGGCTGACAGGCGGCAGCTCGCTCGGATCCACCCTGGCCGGCGCGAAGCCCGCTTTGCACGTGACGGCCAGACAGTGGAAGCCATCCACGGTCATCAGGTCGCCGCCGATGGCCTCCTGCAGCTCGCCCAGGAACTCCTGTCCCATCGCTTCCGTGCAGTCGTCGAAAGCGGTCCAAGTAGCGTTCACGCCGGGGATTGCTGGCGTACCAGCCGGCTCCACACGGTACAGGTCCAGGCCATCCGAAGAGTGGCGCACAACGTTGAATCCGTAGTCCATGGTCTTGATCCTCTTAAGAAGCCCGGGACCGTAGCCCCGGGCATTGCCCATCACTTCTGCACGTTGACCGTCAGGTTGACCTGAGGCCGCGAGCACACGTCGCAGACCTTCGGTGCGGCCTTGGGCACCGGCTTCCGCTTCGGCTGAAGCTTCACCTTCGGCAGCTCCGCCTGCTTCGGCACGATCTCGTAGGCCACGCACTCCTGCAGTCGGATCGTGGTCACCATCCGCTGCAGAGCACCACCGCGGCTGCCGCCGATCGAGCCGCCGACGCCGCTGGAGCCATTGGCCCCGAAGGCCAGCGCACCTGACGTGCTAACCGTCAGCACCGTGGTCGTCTCGTGCATCTTGTGGCCGATCAGCTGGGTCAGCTGGCCAGGGATCACCTCCACGCGACGGTACGGTTCCTCGAAGTTCGGAGCCAGCCACTGATTCTCGCCTAGGGGTACGTTCGAGTCCCAGACCAGTCCGATCACACGGCCCTGCACGTCATGAGACATCACGCGCTGACGCGGGCCGCAGTAGGGGTCGGCCACACGGCTGATCTCGGCGGAGGGGGCTGCCATGGCGGCGGCAGGCACCGTGACCGGGTTTATGTTCAGACTCTTGCCGTTGTAGCTGTACCCGCCCGTGGTCAGGTTGGCCTGCGTGGTCGCGGCGAAGCTGCCCACACTGCCGCCCGTGGCCGTCTGACCCTGCTGCTGCCCCTGCTGCTGCTGTGCGTGGGCTTCCGGGTTGACGCCGTTGACCGAGGCCACCGGGGCGTTGGTCGTGTTGGTGGTGCGGTTGTCCGAGTTGGTCTTGCAGGCGTTGACGCCCACGCAGTCAGCGCCCGGGGTATTGGTGGCCAGGGCCGGGGCGGCGATCAGGGCCAGGGACAGGGCGAGGATGGTCTTGTTCATGGTGCTACTCCTTTCAAGTGATGACTCTTCGGCGATGTGATTGGGTGATTACTTCCTTGTTTTGCACCGTTATCACCCCGGTGCGAAGCTTGTTTTGTTACTTAATCAGGTGTGGCAGAAGTCTTTGGAGTTGGTCGAGTTTGTTTTGGGATTTCTGAAGGAAGAACTCTGCTGCCGCCAGCGTCATATTCAGGCCATACTTTGCATTCCGAATAACCATTGAATAGCGGTCTTTGTAGTGGAAGAAAACCGAGTCTTCGTCCTTGTAAATCGCCAGTGTAGCCCTGTTACCAAATTCATCAACATTAACCACTTCTTCGAACACCTTCCCGCCGTTCCGGGCCGCGTGCTCGATGTGTATTTGCGCGTTCTTTTTGATTTCCATTGTGCTATTGGCGTAGACGTTGATCGTGAATTCTTCCGTGAACATGATTTAATCCTCTTGGCCATCGGCCGGCATTATTGCCTGCCGATGGAGTGAACTATACTTCATTGGGTGTTGCTAATCAAGCGCACCCGACGAACGGTCAGTCTTGTGTTGCATTGGCAAGAAACACTGCCCTGGCGAAGCCGGCCGGCGTCACTGAGCGGAGGTCCTTGCCCTTGTCGTTCTTGGCATGACTGCCCAGGTAGTGGATGTAGTTCTCGTCCACAGGCAGCGAATCGTCAACCAGCCGGAGCGGCATCCGGAACCCCCCGCCAACCCACAGGCGCGGGGGACACACGTGCTTTCGGGAGAGAATGCTGAGAGTCTCTTGCCGACTCTCTCTTGACT